AAATCTTCAACAAACTCTGGTTTTACTAACTGGATACGTTCTTTCTCTGAATTCTTTTGCTCTTCAAATTGATAGAAACTACGTGATACTACTGGATTCGCAGTAACAACAGCATTTCCATCATAATATACTACTTGATATGTGGATGGTACTACTTTACCTGCAGGTACTATTATATCATTGCCTTTTTTTACTTCAGTAGTAATATAGTCTTTAGTTGCAAGAGGATTATCATACTTGGAGTTACAATATTCTTGTAACTGTTGAGATGATCTTGGCCATTGCTCGTGATAGTTAGTGATATCATTTATTACCAACAATACCCAGTTGTAAAATGGGTTTTTATATAGTCTTAAAGTAATATCTTCTGGTTTCTCACCATCCTGTACGATATACTCATTAAACATTGCAACTGATGCTTTATACTCACGTAGTACTGCAGCACGTCTCCATATATTTTTAGTTACTAGGAACTTTGGATCCACTGCTGAGGTTCCGAAGTTGTATAGTAAGTTGGGTAATCCTTTTAACATTAGTAACCTATTTCTGGATGATTGGCCATATTAGATGCTCTAACAAATCCTTTATCAAGAGCATTATTAACTCTAGTTCTTGCACCTTCAAAGTCCACTCTGGTAAGAGCAGTTGTCTCACTAAATGAAAGTTCGATAGTAACAAGTGGAATTGAACCATCAAAGATAGTATTGATTGAACCCATTGGTGTGGTGTTCACATTTAAACTTGTCAATGCACATATCTTTGTCTTTGGCATCATTGGATGTTGTATTGGTTCGTCAGCAACTTTTATTTCTCTTAGACCATTATTGTTTACTGTGTCATCAGTTTTAACAAACATAGGTTCTAAAACAAATACATCTGGGAATGTCAATAGGGTTGCAGAACCTTTACCATTTGCTGAACCAGGATGCATACCACGTTTGAACCACTCAATGATAGTTTGTATTTCTTCTGATTCTTGTGAATTACGAGCAGCGAGAGTGAAAGTAAAACTGAACTCCCTAAATCCCATTTTTGAGAACATTTGTATAGCATTTTCATTCGGTGCCATACCACCAAGACCAACGATGTTAGTCATGCTTAGTTCCCCATTAACACCGAATGGGTTGGTTGCCATCTGTGCACCTTTTGCCATATTCTCGGCATATGCATCAACATCAACCACTTTGTTAAGACCTGGTATATCACCTGCCATACCTGATATTTTTTGCAACTTATCCATTCCTGCAGTGAAACCTGCACCAAGTCCTGCACCTGCTAATCCTAACGTAGCAAATTTAGCAAAGTTATCTGCTGCCATTGCCATCGTACCCAGTTTAAATGTATTACCCCAGTCAGCATTATATTTGTACTGAAATTCTTCTGGTAATGCTATGTTGAGTTCTGATGCTTGTAATCCTTGTCTTCTTCTATTTAAAACTTCGTCCTTCTCATTCTTTAATGCGTTCCATGTAGTAGTTGTGCCATTAGGAAGGGTAATTTCTTTATCTCCACCAGGAACTTCGGTATGTTTTACGCTGCCAGGCTCATTCTCCCATAGATCCATGAAATCCCACCAGGAATTTGATCTACGATCATTTGCAACTTCTTCATTTATCCGATTCATCCGTTTATCAGAATCACCACCGTCAACACCATTGTATACACCTGCCATCCCTCCAGTTATAATATTAACTGTATTTTTCATGACACCACTTCTCGCAAACGAACCTAATGCATCGTTCTGGTTCGCAGCAACTTTTTCTAAAGCTTCTTGATACTCATACTTGTTTATTCTCAAGAATGAAGCATAGGGAACTTTGTCGATACCATTAGGGTACGACAATACGGTTTGATTTTCTGCTGTATTGGATTCTGCCATTATCTATTGCGATGGAATTTTTCCAGTGGGAATTGGCTCAATTTAGGTACATCTAGGTCATCTACCTCAAAGAAAATACTATCTGCATTCTTTGGTATGTAATAACGTAAAGTTGATTCAGGAAATCTGTTGTTATTTATAGCAGTTAATCGAGATTTTGCATTTGCGTGATGTAGGTTTGCTCCTAACACGTTTCCTTTTTTAAATTCCATCACATGAATTAACGGGAATTGATCCCATACTTTTAACTGATCTTTGAATTTAGGATCATATTCAAAGATATAATACTTACCTACAGATGGATTGTCAGTAGCACCATCAAATAATGCGTTGAATATCTCATTACGCATAGTTGACATAGAAATTTTCTTACCTTCTATAGACTTAAAATATTCACTTAATTTCGAGTTCGAGTTCTGTGATGAGCTTGAACTTCCATTTTCTGTCGTCGCAGTATTCGATTGCTGCTTCCCATTTTGCTGAGTTTGTGGCATATGTCATTACCTCCGAAAGATACGCTTTGGTTTTGACACGTCGAGGTTTGGGACACTCAGTTTGTTTCTTTGGTTTAACCTCAACGAGATATGATTGTATTTTACCATTTGCTTCCCGTACTTTCATATAGAAGTCTGGGAAGTATCGTCGCCATTTCTTTTGAACTGGATCTTTATATGGTATTATGTGTTCTTCACTAGACCATTCAAGGACATTACGGTTCTTATCGCACCAGTCCATAAACTTTTTCTCCCATAAGGAACGGTATATTACTCCCGTAGGATCACCCTTATACTTGCGATAATTTCTTACTTTATATTTTCCTTTGTATGCCATGATAAATAAAGATGGTCACACCATATCCTATATTTATGGCTAAAGGATTAACGATATCTGAATTTCAGCAAAGCGTCATCGCACGTTCTGGTGGAATTTCTGCGTCTAACCTATATCAATTTATGATTAAAAGTCCAGAGAAACCTGGACCAGGTGAAGGATATTCTTTACCAAAGCATTTTCTGGAAAACTTAAACACTGGTAAAACTGGTGAAGGTCTAGATATATCAACCATGGTTAACTATCAGTTAAACATGCTATGCAATGAAATACAGATACCTGGTGTTACTATGTCAGCTTCTGATGTCAAAATGCCCCAAAAGGGTATGATACAGAAAGTTGCATCTGCCAAAGTGTACAATGAACTAGACGTTAGTTTTTATTGTGATGCTGATTCTTTGCCCTTTAAATTTTTTAGATGTTGGCAAGATTACATTATTGGTGCTATTGAAACACCAAGAGAGATGTACTCTAAAGAAAATGTCATGACAATGCAACGTCAAAAAGCATATGCACAGAGGTATTATGATCACTATACTTGTGACATAGTGATTGACAAACTGGAAAAAGTGGGTAAGAAAGATCTAGAATATCTTGATCCCGAAAACCTCAGTAGAGATACCGAAACAGGGGTACGTACAGGAGGAAAGAAAAGAAAAGATGTAAGATCTTCTTTCAAGATTCTACTTGCTAAAGCATACCCATACACTGTATCATCAATACCATACTCTACAGGTGCTTCTAACATTGTAAAAGTTACTGTTGGATTTTACTACGAGTATAGTCATTTAATTAACGATTAATCATGCCATTACCTGAAATTGTTACGCCAACGTATACGTTGACGGTGCCTTCTACAAAAAAGAAACTTAAATATAGACCTTTTCTTGTTAAGGAACAAAAAACATTAATTATTGCTATGGAGCAACAAGACTCCGAGCAGACGCTAGAAGCGATAAAAACTGTACTGAATAACTGTATCCTCACTAAGAACGTAGTTCTTGATGATATGGCTCTATTTGATATAGAATATATCTTCCTTCAAGTTCGTGCTAAATCAATCAGTGAAGAGATTGAAATGAAAGTCACTTGTCCTGATGATGGGGAGACAGAGATCAACGTATCATTCTTAGTTGATGATGTCAAGGTACATTTTCCTAAGGGACATACAAATGTATTCAAGATCAGTGATGATATTACTGTAGAGATGAGGTATCCAGATATGGAATACTTTGCTACTATTACATTCTCACAAGAGAAGGTAGATCCATATGAGTTGGTTGGTAAGTGTATTAAAAGAGTATATGTTGGTGAGGAAGCAACAGGATCATTTACTCCAGAGGAAGCAAGAGAATGGATTGAATCATTAACGAACGCTCAGTTTGCTTTGATACAGGAATTCTTTAATACTATGCCTTCACTTCGTCATGTACTTAAGTTCAAGAATCCTAAGACACAGGTAGCAAATGAGGTGGTAATTGAAGGTCTTGCTGATTTTTTCGCATAGCCCTCTTCCATGAGGGCATGATGAACTTTTATCAAACGAATTTTTCGTTAGTTCAACACCATAAATATAGCTTGACCGACATAGAAAACATGATTCCGTGGGAACGGGATGTGTATGTTAACCTTCTAGCTTCTCATTTACAAAAAGAGAGAGATCGAATAGAAGAGCAACGTAGAAAACGCTAATGGCATCACAAACAGGCATAGAAGATTTAGCAGCACAGCTCACTGTAGCGAGTGATAAGTTTGTTGCGGCC